TGTGTATGCTTCTGCTGATTCCGGCAAATCTTTGATTGCTTCATTTTGTAAATCTTTTAAGACTTCTTCTCTTAGTTCTTCTTTTTTACCAGTAGATAATTTTTCTACATGATTATAAGATTTTACTAAATCTTCTATCCTTATTTCTCCAGTTTCTGCATTCCAAAATTTTTCTGGTACTTCTTCTGGTCTTTCAGGCAATGTTTCACGTGAAACATCTTCTTGTACTGGTTGTTCTTGTGTTACTTCTTCAGTAACTGGTGCTTGTTCTTCAGACATCTTTATTCTCCTGTATCATATTTTGACTTACGCCTTTGTTAAATCTCCTTTGGATTAAACCAACAATATATCGTTGTCCCTCCAAATGTCTTAGTGATGTATCAGATATTTCTGGTCCACCTACTGCTTCTATTGTTAATGATTTAAGATGTTTTAAGATTTCGGAACCGCCTGGTGTGTTAAACATTTTGTAAAACAAAGTATTTAAGTTCTCCTCATCTTTTGGTTTACGCTTAATACCATCTAAACCAATTAGCATATCGGGCTTTTTCTCTGTCATATTAACTCCTATTGAGGAGGCGTTCCCTCCTCTTGTTGTTGCATTTGTTGTTGTTGCATCATCTGTTGCATTTGTTGTGCAGCAGCTTGCATTTCTTCCGTAGAACGTATTAATTCTTCTGGAATACCTAATTTTTTAGCTACATATTTAGCAACCTCATCCTGTTTTATTAGAATATTAGTAAGTTCTGGACCTACTCTGCCTTGTATCATAGCTAAAAATCTGTCAATTGTAGCCACATCTTGTTGATGTTGTGCTTGTGCTAATGGGCTAGAAGATTGTATTTTAATCTCTCTACCATTTATTGTAGGTATTTTGATCCTACCTTGTTTTTTAAGTATATATACTACTCTTTGTAATACAGGTGCTACCATTTCTGACTGTAATCTGCCAAATGCAGCGCCTATTTGTCTTGATAAATCTGCTTGTCTTTCAGCTACCTCAGTAGCAGACATAGGTGTTTTTTCATTAGGATTGCCTAACATATCGTTATACAGGGCTTTTTTAATATTAGTTCTCATATCTCTTAATACTAAATCAGAAATATTAAAGTTACCGGCTGGTGCTATCGGTGTTAATCCTTGCGATCCAGCAGCTTTTGGGATAACCGTCCCTGGTATTAATTGAATGTTATCAACATTAATTACTCCATCATCTTCTACTTGATACATCCCAGATATCGACATCTGTGCATTTTCAAGTATTAATTCTACAGTTAGATTAGCAGTTTTTACTGCTGGTAAAGCTAACATCAACGGTCCTCTTCCATATGTTTCTCCAGAACACTTACTCCATCTATAAACAATATAAGGATTTGAACCAAGTCCAGTAAAATCTTCTTCGTATATTTTAACTTCATGCTCTTTGTGTATTACACAAAATCTATATTCTTCTTCTTTGATATTAAAATAATTTCTATAAACTACTTCAATTATTTCGCAATCTTTATCTGGTGCTTGTTGTATATCCATTACTAGTTTATCTTCAAACTTTGCTCCTGGATATGCTACTGATAATTCTTTAGCTTTTATTTTTCTTCTTCTGAAAACATGATCAACTTTATCATCGTGACCAGATGTTAAATAAACATGAGGCAAAGGTATTGATTTAAACACAATAGGATTTGTTGCATCTCCCTCTTCAACCAATAAAACAGCCGTTCCTAATGCTATGTCTAAAAATGATTCGTGTACTTCTTGAGAAAAGTTTGAGTTTTGTAATATTTCAAACACATATTCAGTTACTTGGTCTAACAAAAGATTCGCATCTTTTTGTAATTCTTTAGGAATTTCAGTACCAGCTACAAAATCAGCCCATCTAGCATAGTTTGGTACAATGCCAGACTGTAATCTTGAGGCAAACTCTTGTACACCAACTACTGCTGTCTCATCAAATATACGATCTGTTCTTCTTCTGCCTGGAGTCTCTGTAAAAAAACTCTCTCTTTGTGGTAAAGCATATTCATAACACTCTTCAAATGTGCTATTCCATTGATCTTTTACTTGTTTTGCATATTCATATCTTTTAAGTAATTGTTTTACTGGAGATTCTGAATAATTTATTTGTTCTGTTTGTATTCTTTCAACTGGCATTATACACCTAAATCAGTTTTGCTTAATAAACCTCTGTCTATTTCAAATCCCTCTCCGCCTTTTCTACTTGTTAGAAGTGTTCTTCTACCACGTTTTCCATAAACGGAAGCTACTCTATCTTCATAAGATTCTTCTTTTAATCTTCTTGCTTCTGCAAATTCTTCTCTTCTAATACGAGCACGTCTTGCTTTTGCTTCTTCTTCAATAGCTGGATCTGGTGGTGGTGGTGGTGGTGGTAAACTTGGTCCTCCTCCGAAACTACACATTACTTTCTCCTCTCATAAATAGTTTTTGGTTTTAAATCAAAAACATTAAAATTCTTTCTCGCTATCACAGGTTTACTACTTTTATTACCAACAGTCAAGTTTCTTCCCTCCCCAGCGCCCAATAACAGATACTGTAAAGCATCGTGTACATGGGAAAACCTATTCTTGTTAGGCTTCTCATCGTATCTTTCCCCTGAAACTTGCATTCTTCTGTAATGATATCCTCCATTAAATCCTTTAATTAAGTTTACACATTTTGGATCTATTAATATTCCAGATTCTCCATCTATCATTCTAGATAATGTTGCATTAACACTCTCTAATCTTAGTGTTACATCATTTGAATGTGTAGGTCTAGCATTAATACCACGTCCTCTCAGTATTGAAAAAGGTGTTGATTCATCTGTTTGTGCTCTATGATCGCCAGCTGGATCGCCAAATATAACAAAATCTCTTGGTAAATATTCCGCCATTTTAGATTTTATTAAATCACTGAAGCGTAGTATACCCATATCTTCAGCAACTAATTCGTCTAATATTAACCATCTACCTCTTACTTTTTGACCAAAAACACACGCTGGTGTTAAACCAAAATCTATACCTACATAGATTGGTGTTTGTTGCATAGAAGCTATATCCCCATTTGCAACATGAACATCTTGTCTAAACATTTCATATACAGGTTTACCGTCCTCAATTTGTCCTAGTTTATTTAATACATAAACATCTATCCATGATTTAGTCTTACCTCGTATAATACTTTCATAATAATTTTTTGTAAGATTTTTGCCATTTTCTTTTTTGTTATTATTTTCATAACTTTGTACATGATTTTCTTTATCAGTTATTTCTATCATTGCTGGAGGCTGATTAAAAAATCTCCATGTATCTGGCTTAACTAACATCTTAGCTTCTTGTTTAGTAATATAATCAGGAATTATTGCTTCTCCTGATAGTATTGACCACCAATGATCTGTATCTGGAGGGTTAGTATCAGCTATAACACCATACCAGCTAGGACCACCATCACGCATACTAGGATAACGTCCAACACGCATAGTACAAGCATCCACAATTGACTTAGGTATCTCTCTCGCTTCATTAATCCACACTCCTGTCAATTCTAATGACAATAGTTTCTTAACATCTTCTGGTCTATCTAGGGCTAAAAAGATAACTTCAAGATCAATATCTCCTTTTTTAATCATATGAGTATAAGGTACAGACCAAGCAAAGTTTCCCCAATGTTCTTCTTCAAACCAATCTAACCAAGTCTTAATGGTAGTAGTCTTAAGCTGTGGGTTAGTATTACGAATAACAGCCCATCTAGATTTACGTTTACCATCTTCTCCTTTTTTTTGCTGTAATGCTCTGCGCATTATTTCTATACAACAACTTACTGATTTGCCTGAACCCACTGGTCCTCTTAATCCTCTAAAGAAAGAGTCATCTTTCATGAACTGTTTTAATATTTCGCCGTCTGGCTTATAGGTTAACGATGTCATGTTCTACTGCTAGTTTGTAAAGCTTCTCTAAAGTCAAAGGATTTAAAGATTCTAATACTCTTTCAGCCTCTCTATCAGTAATTGCTTCTTTTGGTAAGTCTTTCATATGACTCATTTTAACAGCCATTATAAGTTTCTTCATAGCTGGTTTGTTATACTTTCTAAGTTTTTCTATAGAATGAGCCATTATTTTTTAGGTTTGGTTGGTTTTTTAGGTTTGTTTCTATCAAAATATCCAGCAAATAATCTTCTTAACGCAGCAGCATCAACATTAGGTTCTTTTGGTCTATTGACTGGACTATAAGGACCTTCAAATTTTTTATATGCACCTACATTTTTTCTTGTACCTGTGCCTCCTACTTCAGTCATTGCTGCTCTAGCTACATCAATATCTCCTCGTTTAAGACCTTTTTTAAGTGTTATTTTTCCAACATTACTAGTATCTTTTCTAAACTGTCTCCTTAATAAAGCTACTCCATAATCGTCCATCAATGGTATACCAGATCCAACATTGGTTATTATTTTATTATCCAATCCTTTAGTCTTACTACTCTTAGCTAGAAATCTCATATAGCTTAATGCTCTTGATGTTGGGGTTTGTTTAATTATATTTTCTGTTTGTATTATATTTTTTGTAGCATCTCTACCAACAATATTTTGATATTGAACACCTACATTTCTCGAAAAAGGATTATCTACAAAGATACCTTTACCTGTCTTTCTATCCTTAGCATATGTGTATTTAGCAACAGTAGACAATGCATCAGCTTTATCTAATGTTTCTTGTGGAGTATCAATCTTAGTAACATCTGTGCCTCCAGATCCTTTTTTTGCTAACTTAGTAGTTGCTTCTGTTGCTTTGACATCTGTTACTTTTATACTTGGAAAAAATCTTTTAAGGTATCTTTTTAAAACATTCTCAGCATTTACTGACCCTTTAGATGCTTTGCTTTTACCTGGCATAAAAAATTCTGTATATGGATCTCCACGTTTTTCAGCATCTTTAATCTCTTTCCTTACACCAGTTACAACCGCTCTTCTTTCTGCTCTAGCTTGTGCCTCATCAATTTTTATATCTTTAGTATAGGCACCTGTTCTCTGGACATCCCTTTTAACACTCTCTTTGTATATACGTTGAGTATCTTTGATACTTTCTGTTTTTTCTTTAGAACCTTTTCGTTGGTAATTATAAGATTCAACATTAACTTTTGCTGGAGTTGTATCTCCTCTGACATCGTGTACTACTTTACCTTTTGATAATGGATCTTTAGTTGCTTCTTTGATATAGGTTTGTTTATCTTTTCTAACGCTGCCTACTTTTTTATCAATTACAATTGCGCCTTTTGCTTTAAGTAATGTAGGAGCGCCTCTCAATAGATAAGATTGGGCTAAGTCTCCCAGAGGCTCATAATTGCCCTTTTTTGCCTCTTTTCCAGCTTCATAGCCCACATACCCTAGTGTTCCAACATTGGCTGTTTTTAGTAGTTTAGGGATTGCTTTACGAGCTATTGTTCTAACAGCAGTGCCAGCAATGATTGGGATAAGTGGTAGTGGCATAATTATCCTTGTTGGTCTATCAAATCTTGTGCCATTTTAGATGCTTGTTCATGGCTGTGTCCTTTAATTTTTTTAAGTTCTATATAGTCTTTGACTCTTTGATTACGTCTAGACCTTTTCTCTTTTGCTTCATTAGCAACAATTTTTTTAGCTTTACGAATGTTTTTTGCTAGGCTCATTGATTATTCTTTTTTAAAATATTGTAAGACGATTGAGGTGTAAGTCTTTGAAGAAGCGTTGTACCTCCTATGCCTAGTCCTGTTATAACTCCAGCTTTGGCTATTCTGCTTCCAGCTGAATGAGTTTTTAAAGCTGCCTTAAGAGCATTTTTTTTATTAAATGCATAATCTTGTTGATTTGCTACTAAAGATCGTTCAAGCATTTTTGTAATTCCTTGTACTTTTGTCATTTTTTGATACTTATCTGGACCCTCTGGTAACTTTTTTAACGTTTTTAAATGTTGTTCAACCTCTACTGCACCTTTCTTAATCTTTCGTACATTCCTTTCAGCTAGTTCTGCTGACCTTAATTTATGCATGAGTTTAGTTTGTTTAACAGCTGTACCAAGCCCTTTTATTAGCCCATAGCCTAATCTAGCGCCTCTTACAGCTGGTATTAAACTAATTGCATCAATTGCTAATGAAGTTGGGTTTGCTACGTAATGATCTTTTACTCTTGTTAATAAAGATTTTTGTGACATTATTTTTTCTTCTTCTTGTTCATTGGCATCTTCTTAGCAGTCTTTTTCATTGGTGGTCTGCCTCTCTTAGATCCATATGTTCCTTTTCCCATTGGCATATCTATTCTCCTACTCTAGTTTACTTTTGCTACTTAAAATTTTTTTTAAGCGCATCAATTACTCCTCTCTCTTTATACCACGAGGTGTTTAGGATTGTGAAGTACTTTTTGAGGAAATATCGTGGGGGAAAGAGATATATATATGACATGTGTTAGATTTTTAAACCCCATACTAGCTTAAGTCTATGTTAATAGAAAAGTTGCCATCGATTAGATGTTGGTGCTTGTCTGGAGCCTTAAACCCAGCACGGTCTAAGATATCCTTGCTAGCTTCGAGACGTACATACTCTGAGTTCGCACCATCAGACAATGATACGATGGTGTTGATAGCCTTAGTCGAGCCTAGTGCGATCTTCTTCTGTACTTGTTGCAACATGTATGCCTGTACTTCTGGTTTATGTAGCATTCTAGAAGCTGAGACTCGGCTAGAAACACCCTTGTATCCAGCGAGCTTTGACGCCTCTGTTATCGTACATCCTTTAGCTACGAGTGTATCTACAAGTAGCTTTGCTTTATTGCTTATAGCCATTATTTATATATAACAGAGTCGGCAAGATTATTCTATTTCTTTTTTTGTGCGAGCAAGCTCGCTGTCCAACTAAGTTGGGGTTTTTTTTTCTCAATGCTATCTAAGGTATCACACGTCTCAGATGTGTCAAAACAAAGTGAATCGACGCAATCTGTTTGTCTTGTTTAGACGTTTGCGTCGGTTTTGACACATCCTCAACGTGTGATAGCTAGTTTTTTTGCATTGAGTAAATAAAACTCTTTGTAATTAAATAAATAAACGACGCTCAGCGTCAGGAGTTCATTATGAACAATCAAACAGTAAATAAACTCGTTGATATAATACTCAAAGAGTCAAAACTAGACCAATTAGCTGGTCAAGATGACATTAGAACATTTGTACTTAACTCTGTTGAGCTTATGTATGCTAGACTCTTTGAGGATAACTTTAGCATATGTAATAAACTTGATAAGCCTCAGACTAACGCTTATGGTAAACCCATAGTTAGAAGATATTCGGCTAATCAAGATAGATTGCATGCTAATGCACAAATGCAACGTAATAAAATGCTAGAACTTGGCATTGATAAAATTGCAGAAGAATGTCGAGCTGACTTCAATAGCAGATACCCTAGAAAACAAAGCTAGTAATCTAGCAAGTAGCAGAGTCACTTTATGTGGCTCTGTTATTTTTGGTTCAACGCATTATACCAATGGGAGCAGTGAATTGCTGTTCATCTGGAATGATATGTTGTAATATAGTAGAATATATATAGAAAACAAGGAGACAATTATGTTTGAAAAACTAAATCTATTAACACAATTGCGAGATCGTGTAGTAGTACTCAATGAAAATAACTTAACTAACTTACCTGATGAACATAAAAATACATCACTTGAATCAGGTGCAAAGTGTGACCTTTCATATCATCAAGGCTATCGAGATGGCATACAATCATGTCTCTCTATGATCAATACATGGTTAGATAATGAACATGATGATATGGAAGAAGAATCTGATGATATGTATCAGATGATGGGAAAGAATAAGAAACTGCCAGACTGACTGAGTCTGGAGTATCTGTGGGATAGATAGGTATTGAGATATACATATAGCTAGCCAAGTGCTTCCTGAGTAGCTCAATGAAATTTATACCAGGGCACAGATGATTTAATCTGTTAACTGTATGTTGAGAACAAAGCCTATCTATCCTTAATGAATTAAGTAGCTAGTACTGATAAACAAAGCTACTGGGAGTGCTGAATAGACCATGGGATATACAATCTTTAGCACTCCCTCAATGAATTCCTTACGGTCGTAAGGATGTAACCTAAACAAGGAGGCAATTATGCCAGACAAAGACAAACGTATGACTCCCATTCGTGTACCAGATATGCAATGGATGGAACAGGATATACGAGATAAGTTCTCTAAACATAGACGAGTTTATGAGAACGAAAGAAACTCAATCATTAGTGCTAATGTTGATTTAGCTAAACCTGAATATATCAAGGTAATGGGTTGTAAGAAACTCTTAGCTGATTTCATAAAAGCTAGTGATGCACGTAAAGAGTTTCAATTAACAATGGAAACTAAACTTAATATATTAAAGGCTAAAGAAGCTGAGATTGCTTTAGAGTTAGAAGATAAAGTAAATACTTATGTTGATAGCAATGATATAGATAATCGTAAGTCTAACTTTTCGATGAGGACACATTACGATGAAGATCCAGACATTTATTCATTTAATAAATTTATTACTGAAAGATGTAAGGAAGAAGCTGAGATTGCTTATGAGAAATCAGCTAAAGGCGCAGCATTAAAGAATCTTAATGATGCGGAGAATGCTTGTTATCAAGTACTTCATAGTGGGTACGATATCACAGATGCTAGAAGATTCATTGATAAAGTATTCAAAGATGTAGGAATTGACAGTCCAGTTATACCTGACATTAGTCAAGGTCTAGCTTGGGATGGCAATAAATAAATAACCAATGGGATAGATAGGATAGGCGAACTGCAGTACCGATATCTTATCTATCCTCAACAGAGAGAGAGGAAAATATTATGGGATTTGATTTATATGGGATGAACCCAGCTGAACAAGAACATAAAAAACCAAACTTAGAATTGCATGACAAAGATCCAGATGCCTGGCATAAGCAATACGAAGATTGGATAACCCAAGATGGTACTTATTTTAGGGCTAATGTATGGTGGTGGCGAAAGCTAGCAGACTATGTGCTGTACTGCTGTCAAGACTTTATACCTGAAAAAGACCATGAGGCTTGGCATAGCAATGGAGGACATGAAGTATCTGAAGCATTAGCTTGGAAAATAGCTGATCGCATGCAGAAACATATAGACTCTGGCGACGCTAAAGAAATTGAGGGTTTCATTATGGATAGAGTAAAGAAAGCTAGAGAACATAATAAGTTTATTGATAAACAAATGAGTGATTTATTAATTAAACATAATGTTGAAGTAGCACGTGATCTTGAACCTAAACATAAAGAAGAATGGGATGAGATATATGCCAAGAAAGATTGGGCTGATTCTTATCCATTCTCAGTGGAACTTCTAGAGAGTTTTGTAAAATTCTGTAGAGAATCTGGTGGATTTGAAATCTGCTAGATAGTATAATCATAGTATAGATGTAGTACATATCCTTAATCTGCTATTGTGCTACATCTTACTTAAACAAGGTAAATAATATGAAGAGTGAGAGAAAAGGTACGCCTACCCTTTTAAGCGAGGCGATTCTCAAGTTAATGAAATCTGAAGATGCTGATTGGCAGAAGCCATGGCGTAATAAGAAGTTCGTTACTTGTCAAGGACACTACCTATCTGGTGGTAATGTAGTAACTCTAGCTAGCCTATCTGATTTTGATAGAACAGTATGGGGAACCTACGATCAATGGAGTTGGCATGGATGTCAAGTAAAGAAAGGAGCTAAAGCAGTTAAGCTTACAGTATACAAAGGCAAAGATGAGGACGGTCGTCCCAAGTTTGGTAAGTATATTGCATTCAATATCGAGCAAGTCGATGGAGATATCAGTAAGTTTAGTGGCTTCGATAAGATTGATATCAATAAAGATGAGAGGTCAGCTGAGGCTGATGATCTAATTGATAAGTTAGGTGCAATTGTTAAACCTGGAGTTGGCGCTTGTTATATACCTAGTCAGGATATAATCAGGATGCCATACTTCGAACAGTTTGATTCAGCTGCACACTACTACAGTACTATGATGCATGAACAGGGTCATCGTACCGGTCATGAATCTAGATTGGATCGCAATCTTAAAGGGAAGTTTGGCGATAAGAAGTACGCTATGGAAGAACTCATAGCTGAGCTTACATCGTGCTTTATGTGTGTAGAAATGGGTGTTATATCAGCACCTAGAAAAGACCACGCTCAATATCTAAACAGCTGGATACAGCTACTCTCTGATGATAAGAGAGCGTTTAATATGGCAGTGGGTAAGGCACAACAAGCAACAAACTATATGTTAAACATCATGGGTCTTGAGATCCAGGAGGTAGCTTAAATGGAAATAAAAATAAATGTAGAACTATCAACAGCTGATGATACTTATCACTTCGATATATTCGTTGATGATGAACATCATGATGGCGGTATTGTAGAAGTAGACAATTATAAAGATGCTATACAATGGATAGGAAATAATATGTTAAATAATATAAGTAGACTCAATTGCAAAACCAGAGTCGAGAAAACAAATAGAGGAAGTTATATTCTTAGGAGGTGTTCCGATGAGTAAACAAAAATACCATAGAATATCATTAGATAAATGTGAGTATATCGGTGGTGACGGTGTCGAATACGAGTATTATCTAGATAAGTATAGTGGGTTAACTTACAAAGTACCCATTTATATACATAGATATAACACTAAAGCAGAACTAATGAAGGTTGATGATGGTCAACTAGACTTTGATAAGGAGGTGTTCTAATGTCATGGAAGTCAATTAAAGGTGCAACATCAGCTTATACTTGCAACATTTCTATCGAACATAAGATAACGTTAGAATGTAGACAAGTAAGACTAGCTGATGATAATAAAACTAAGATGTGGCAGATAACAGTTAATGGAGCAGCAATAGCACGAGGTAAAAAGATAATTGCTAGCGATGTTAACAAAGAGAAAGCTAAAGAGAAAGCTCATACTTGGCTTGAAGAAAAGCTAACTGACAATCTCTGGGCTGATCTATTACCTGTTACATCTAGACAAGAACAACTAAAACAAATCAGGAGAAATAACAATGGGCAAAGTGAAACAACTGTTCTTCGATACGAAAACAGAGGAGGAGTTAGAAGAAATGGAAACTAAAGACAACATAATGGAAGCAACTGCTGAATTTAATAAAAGGCAAGAGTTATATGATAAGCAACTATCATTTGCAGTTAACTTTATTAGATTCAACAAAAACAATCCTAAAGTATTTCATAAGATTGTAGAGTTAGCTGATCGCCAAAGGCAGATTAGAAATCACTACAGTATAGAAATCATTATGAATGTAGTTAGGTATCATACGGACTTGGATGGAAAGGGAGATCCATTCAAGGTTAACAATAACTATAAAGCTTATTACGCTAGAATGTATATGGAATATCGTAAGTGTCCAGGCTTCTTTGAAACTAGAAGTCCGAGCTTAGCAGATGACTATGATTATGTTCCAGATATACAGTACTACGAGGACTGGCTACTGGACAAAGAGTGTGATGAAGATGCAGAAAGAGCAGAAGCTCGAGACAACGAGGAGTAATAATGAGCAAGAAACAAATAAGTGAGGATTGGGTACCAAGTCATGCGACATTAGATCGCATGACTGAACTCTTTCCAGGAGTAAATATACAATATGAGCAAGAAAAGTTCGTTGACTATTACCTCAGCAATGGAGGTGTATCAGCAAATTGGGAAGCAGCTTTCCGAAACTGGATTAGGCGTGCCGATGAGTACCAAAGATCAAGAGGAGTTAGAGAGTCAGGACATACTGAAACAAATACCTCTAATGTTTCGAATAGACGGAAGCGTATTCTTAGAGTTGCGAAGTCAGGAGATTCGACAGTCAATGGGAGTGTCAAACGACTTCCCACTAAACAAAGGGATTGATGACGTTGCACTCGATATGTGTCAGAAGTATGTAGTTCAGATGGAACCTTGCAAGAGAGAGGACATAGCAATAGCACTTGAAACTATTGCCTCTACCTTTCAATGCAAAGTTCCAGATGACTTTGGTTTAACCCAGTACTTCAATCTTTTAGAGCAGTACCCTAGGTTTTGTATAGAACAAGCAACACATACGTTGCTCACTACCTATACATATCCTAGGTTGCCACTGCCTAAAGACTTTATTGATATATGTCAGCCGATGTATATCGAACATAGAGACTGGTTGATAAAAACATCTAGAAGATTTTATCAATTAGAAGTTTGGAAACAAATGGGAGGTAAAGTAGTAAACAAATACCTACCAGATGTAGAAGAAAAATAGTATAATAATAGGAAATAAGGAGACAATAATGAATAGAAACATAGACGACAAAGGTAACTATTGTCTAGGCGGATCAGATGCTAATAGGCTGATGCGAGGAGAATGGTTAGATTTGTATAAAGAAATCAAAGGCGAGAAACCAAGAGATGACTTATCAAAAGTATTGCAAGTACAAATAGGTATAGCTACTGAAAAAGTTAATCTTGATTTCTTACAATATGATATAGAACAAGAGGTATTCAGAGATATAACTGTTGATCCAGATGATAAAAAGAAATGGATGAGATCCTCATTAGATGGTATGACAGATGAAACTCATACACCTTGTGAAGCTAAACATACATATCAAGATAACAGAATGGAAGTGTTAGCAGAAAACTACTACCCTCAATTGCAACATTACATGATACATACACAAAAAGATTCAATGTATTTGTCAGCAATTTTTGGTAATAGAAGATTTGAATATACTCTCATTGATGCTGACTATACTTATCAAAAGAAATTGTTAGCAGTAGAAGAATGGTTTATTGAACATCTCAATGAGAACAAAGAACCTAAAGCATATAGAGACTTACCTACTGTTGATAAGAAAGATATCAAATTAGATGGTATGAAACAATACGATATGAAAGATAACAGCAAATGGAAAGACTTTGTTAAACAATATAAGACAGTCAAACCATATGCTGATGAGTACGAGAATTGTAAGAAAGCAATCAAAGGTTTAGTACCGGATGATTGCTATCGAGCAAGTGGTGACGGTGTCGTGGTGACTCGTAACCGAAGAAACATACTAACCATTAAGGAGGAAAGTAATGGAAAGTAACTATACACAAAGTCTGATTAAGAAATTTAAAGAGGACTATAAACTGGATGGCTCTGATTTTTGGTTGCATAAGCAAAGCAAGAATTGGATCATCAAACACAATGCTCTTGAGAAAGTAGCAGCTCAAGAAAATATTATGTGGAAACTAGAAGTACTAAACTTCAATCCAGATATCGTTGTGAAATGTACTGCTACTAGTGGAGACAGGGTTATAGAATCACTAGGCGAAGCGTCCCCTAAGAATACTATAATCAATCATCCATATGCAATGGCAGAGAAGAGAGCAGTAGATAGATGTATCTTGAAACTACTCAACGCTCACGCTTACATCTACTCAGAAGCTGAGTCAGATGACTTTAGAGAACCAGTAGGTAACAAGGTTAAGTTAGCTGCTAATAATAAAATTGATAATATCAAAGGAGATATAGAAGATGAGTAAAGATAAAATAATAGACATAAACAAAACACCACATGAGATGTGGGCTAAGGAAAAAGCAGAACAAGAATGGCTTAGTGATCCAAACCATCAAGACTATGAGTTCACTAATCCTATATCAAATAAAACAGAATCTGTACCAAGATATTTAATTAGAGGTAGATTAGCACAATGGACACATTACATTGTTGATGAACTAGATCGTTTAAATAAAGTATATGATAAATGTAAAGTAATTATGAACGATATAGATGAACAAGTAGCTAAAGAAAAGGAGGCTGACAATGGCTAATGACTTAAACAAAATCTGTTTAATAGGGAGGCTTGGCAAGGATGCCGAGCTTCTCACGTCAAATAGAGGCACACAATACATGAAGTTTACTATGGCTACCAACAGAAATGTAGGTAAAGAAGAGAGAACTGAATGGCATAATATAACTGTATGGAATGAAAAGCTTGTAGAAAACCTACACCCATATCTAACTAAAGGTAAACAAATATACCTTGAGGGATTGGCTACTGTATGGAAGAAAGATGAAAACAATACTATACCTTTCATTGAAGTAAGTTATGGACATCACATACAATTATTAGGTAATAAGGGGGACGACTCGAAGGCACCCAAAAATGCCGAAGAGGAGAGCCCTTTTGATCCAGGAGTACCATTTTAATGACACCAAAACAATTATATGTTTTTGAGTTTATTAAAAATAAGATAGGGGACGATGGAGTGTCCCCTACTTATAATGAAATACAAAATTACTGTGAGTTATCTTCTATAAGTCAAGCTTATAAGGTTGTCGATAGTCTTATAAAAAAAGGATATATAGAAAAAGAGGGACATGGTAATAGACAACTCATTATAAAACAAACAACTGACCATTTTTAGCCAGACAAGATATGGCAAAAATGAAACATACAAAACAAGAAAAGGAATTGATGAAAGAGATGGTAGAGTATGGATGTGTAGTGTGTAGAAAACACTATCACATTTATACTCCGCCTAACATACATCACTTTCGTAAAGGGATGGGCATGGGTCAACGGTCACGTTTATTCATCCCACTCTGCTGGAATCATCATCAACATCCAAAGCATGGTATACATGGAGGCACCAAATCATGGATTGCTAAGTATGGAACAGAGCAAGAATTGTTAGATTATTACTACGCTACTGTAAAGGATTATCTGAGCGAGCTTTAATCTCTTCTACTTTTGCTTTGAGTACAGCAATTTCAGCCTTGTTAATAGCTATGTCTTGCTCCAGAGGTTTAATATCTGGGGCAGACCTAGCTTCAAGCACATCCACTCTCTGAATCAATTGACCTTGGAATACAAATAGACCAGCTATTGTAATCACAAGACCTACGCCTGTAGCAATTGTTTTAATATCCACGTATTCTCCTTAAATGTTCTTCAGCCCTAATAACTTCATCAACAGCCTTTTCAACTTTCCTTTGATAAAGAAAGACTGAGTCATTATAACTAACTTGAGTCTCAGCATATATATTTCTACCATCGCTATAGTTTCTCGAATAGTACTCATCTATATTACCTCCATCAATTGTTGGTTGTATTAATATATCTTCGTTCATATTGGTGTACGAATCAAGGTTTGTCGTAACCATTAGGCTGGCTACGATGTTGGATGTAGCTATTAATTGTTGATCTAACTCTTTGATAGTCTGCGCTACTTGCTTCTCTATATCTTCTACTTGAATAGATTGGCTAGCCACTTCCGAAACTTCTGCATCGGACTCAGCTCCAGTTCTAGAGTCTGGATTGGTTTGGGAGCTGGCTTCACTTCCACTTTCGGTTCCACTTTCGGTGGCTGTTGCATTTTCATTTGTGGATTCTTCGCCTTGAGTACTGTTGACTTCTGATTCAGATAAGTTTTCAGTTCCTCTGGACTCCTCTTCTCCACTTGCGACTGTGATTTCTTCTTCAGCTTCAGTGTTTGCTTCGATAGTTTGATTTTGTTCATTACTTCCTCCTGGGATTTCTCCTGTTGGTTCAATTGTTTCTGTAATTTCAGATGTTTCTTCAAAGCTTTCGACTTCTGTTGCGAACGCTTCGATGGTCTGCGGTTCTTCATAAGCGACCTCCTCAAATATGTTTATTATACCAGTATTAATTTCTTCTTGAGCAAGTTCCTCAATAAATATCTCTTCAATAAAAAGTGTAATAATTTCCGGTTCAATATATTCTTCAAATGTAATTTCTTCGATGGGTATAAATTCTATTATTTCAATCTCATTTTCTAATTCTGTTACTGAAGTAATTGCAGTAACAATCTCTTCAGTTTGTGTAGCTGTTAATACTGTTGGATCATAGGTCATGGTAACTTCTACATTATCAATGTTAGGACCACCCAAGCCACCAACAACACCATTACTGTCAGCACCACTAATAATAATACCTCCCCTATTAGAGCCACTCTGTGTATACGTAACAGAATCGCTGAAATCTTT